CCCGATTCATCATGGACGAGGAGTTGTAACTTCTCCCCATCATATGAGTTGTCCCCGGTGTTCTTCCAATCAATGGTTGTATCCAATCCTTCTTGTATCTCTTCCTCGGTATAGGCGGATGCGGCAATGGATCTTCTTGTGAGTCTTCTTGACGGAACTTTATACGATAATTCTGTTTTGGGTCTTTCCATCCCATCTTGTATTGGTTTAAAGAAGAAGGGATAATTAGTTGAGATCGGTACCACCTTATCTGTGAACATCTTTTTAGCATCTGCTCCAGTCTTAGATAGGATCCCAAACCTAGAGTCCTTTGAAGTTGTAGCCTGGTTGACACACTCAGCTGATGCCATGAAACTAAACCCAGACCGTCTATTCTTAAGATAGCACATTCCGTAACATCTTCTATCCAATTTGCACGCTTCCCAAAAGTAGAAAAAAATTCTATTTGCTTGTCTAAAATCCGGTGATCCCACGTCGATTTTGGTCCAGTTGAGATAGATATAGTGCGATCCTGTAATGTAACAGGGATCCCCGTTACACATGAACCAGTAACCATCATTACGATAATTAAATTCATTATCAATGTACTCGTAATAAGATTCTTTAGTACTTTCAGCTTGCCCTTTAAAATCATATAATGTTTTTATTCTTGTTAAAGAGTTAGGTTTATTTCTTTTTCTAAAATATTGTTCAGATTTTTTTAAATCTTGCCCATCTATTTTTTTAGGAGTTTTAGGTAAACCTACCTTAAGACCTTGTATTTCATAAATCTCTCCTAATGTACCATCTCTACTTATAATAACACAATCCAATTCTTGGTTATAACCTGGTTGAAATTTTTTATGCTTATTATGATGTTTAATACTCTTTTTTGAAAGGTGATTATCGTGTATTTTATATAAAGTTTGTTTATACATTACTTAATCCGATTTTCAACTCCTAAAAATGTTTTAGAATCTTTTATATCTTTTTTACTTTCTGTTAACTCTTCTATTTTATCAATAATTTTTAAAGAATCATCTATAGCTACCCATTTTGCTTGAGCTGCTGTTTTAGCTTTTTCTGGATCTAACTCAACTAAATCTATTGTTTGTCTAATAACTTTTTCAAGTTCTACTAAAGCTTTATCAGCTGCTGAAATTACTTTTTGTCTTCGATCCATAATTAATTGTTATATGATTTGATAAAATACGATATAGTTTTTCACCTTCAATTTCAAATTCGTATTCTGAATCAGGTGTAAACCCCACCACGTCTCCAATAGAGACTCCTAATGAGCTTAAACTATCGTTAGTATATGTTAGTATCCCCGATAAATTTTCGTCTGTTTTAAGAGCCCATTTATCATTTTTATATATTGGTTTTACAAAGCAATATTCAGGAAAACATTCCCATTTATTATTTTTTTTATAAGCAAATATTTGATCTTTTGCAACAAAATATTTGTTTTCACTAATAAAATTAGCAGAATTTTTTTCATTGCCCCTTACATCAAACCATCGCCTAAAAACATTATGATGTATTATTACTTCGTCACCAGGTTTTATTAATGAATTATTATATGCAGGAACTTGTACTACAGTACCTATTCTATTAACAAACATATAATCTCTTTCTGTTATTTCTGTATTAACAACTAATTCCTTACCTTCAACATCAACAGTGTTGTTGTAGCGATTTTCAGTAGATATAATATATTCAAATAAAGATTGCATTAATAATCTAAATTATATTCAACAGATATAGCCATATTGGCATTAAAGTGCTTCCAAGGAAGTATTTCTTTATTTTTAGTTATAAAAATTTTATAAGCTCCATCCTCCTCTAATATATCTGAGATTTTATGACCCCCATATACTTCTTGACCTACAGAATAATGCATAGCTTCATTCTTATAATCAGTACCTATACTAATTTTTCTAATTAATTTCATTTAATTTAAATTTATATTAAATCTGAATATTCACTTGGAACATCAAATCCAGGGCAATCTTTGCTTGAATATTGATTATGCCCAGATATTTTAGTTATACTATGATTATTAATTAATTCTGTTAATAATTCTTTAATTGATTCTTTTTGTTCCTCAGTTCTTGTATCTCTCCCCTCAGTAATACCTCCTCCTATATAACAAATACCTACTGTGCCTTTATTATGCCCTTTGCAATGAGCACCTGTTTTACTAAGTGGTCTACCTTCTTGAATTGTTCCGTCTAATTTTATTACATAATGATAACCAACATCACTCCATCCATTACCATCTACATGCCACTTTCTAATATCCTCCACATCGAAGTCTTTACCCTCTGGAGTAGCACTATAATGCAAAATTGCTTCGTTTATTGCTCTCATTATTATTTATGTTTATTATTTCCAAATACTTTTTCCACACCACGTGAACCAAAATAACCTCCAATTACGATAGTAAGAAGGCCAGTAATTTGATCAAGAGGATATTTTAAATACCAACCTACAACATAGCTTACTGTTAAGAAAACTAATATTAAAGGTCGTACATTAGCCGCAAGCCAACTCCCTGATCTAGCATCTGCTACCCAACGTCTTGTAGTGCCATCAATTTCAGCACGTTCTAATTCTAATTTTTTAAGGGCAATAGCTTTATCTCCTTCAGACATATCACTACCCCCTATTATTGCTTGAATAACACTCCCTACTGGAGTGTCACCAGCAATTTTTCCTACAACGTCAGGAATTTTGTTTAACAAAAATTTTCCAACGCCAGTATCTTTAAATTTCTTTTTATTACTCATTTAATTAAATTTATTTAGCAAATGCCATATATATAAATGTTTCTCCTGTGGCATAATTGTTACCTTGCCCTGTTGTATTAATAACAAATCCAGTTGAATTAAAAATAATACTGTTAGCTGCATATTCAGCAGCATCGCTCTCAGGGCGTAATGTTTGTCCAGGATTATTTCCTCTTTCGCTATCAATAATTACCCATTCTTGATTTCTATCAACATTTTTTAACATTACCCATGCTGGTTCAAAATCTGTAGTAATAGTAGGGCTACCTGCAGTTTGTGTAGCTGTATATGTCCCTATTTTACTATAATTAGCTACAGAATGCCATAAATATGCAATATACCTTCCGCTTGATACTGGATTAAAAGTAGTAGCTGTTGGAGGCGTAGAGCTCGTAGTACTTTTAGCAGCAGTGCTATTTAAAACTAAATAATTATAATTTGCATCAATAATACCAGGTGGTATATAAACATACCAATCTTGAGATATATCTACAGCTTTTTGAATAATGAGCTGAGGGATTGACTTGAGACCATGCCCCACTGTGCCTGATCCCGTACTGTCATTATAGCTTACAATACTAAATCCAGCGTCTTGGTTAGCACTAACTTGACTTTCAATAGTTCCGTCATTATTTCTACCTGTATAACCTGGTTTTACATAAGTTACATTAGAAGCAGTACCATTATAATTCCCGCTAAGATCATTAGCTGTTTTATTGAATGTATAAGCAGCTACACATCCTGCGCCCGCTGGAAAATTAAGAATATCATTATTTGAAGCAGTTTCATTATATAAAGAAGTAACTTCAGAAGCACTTAAAGCTGTATTAAATATTCTTGCTTGATCTATTTTACCGTTCCAAAAATCACTAGCAGTATTCCAATATCTACCAATATAAAAATCATTACCAGTAGCTATTTGAGATCCTGTACCAATACTAACTGTATATTCTAAAGATCCATTTTTATAAACTTTAGCTTCTCCAGCCGAGGTATCAACTGTAAAAGCAACATGAGTCCAAACATCTGATAGAAGAGGTACTGTATTACTATTTGTGTTTCCTTGATTACTGCCATCGCTAAATCTTGTATATAAATTTCCTGTTCCTGTTACAATACCAAAATCAATACCATTATAGTTACCGGTATTACCATTTCTGTTACTTATTATATCTCTTGCATACCAAGAACCATGGGAAATTGATGTAGGATATACCCAAGCACTAAAACTCATTAAAGTTGGAGAAAATGTAGTATTAGTATCTATATAGCTACTACTACCATTAAAAGCACCCGCATATGTATCAGCACCAGCTTTCCAGTTCCACGCAACCATACTTTGGTTACTTCCATTAAAACCATTTGCACCACCAAGTGTAAATCCATATAAATCAAAACTTGTTAAACCCGTAGCGGTTG